TTCTTTTCTATGATTGGTAGGTAACTGCATGAAAGGAATAAAGCTGGAGCTACCTAACACAACCACTTGACAGAAACTTTTATGGTTAAGTTTCAGTATTTGTTTCTCTAATACTTCTTGATAATCTTTTGCATGTGCTTCTTGGTTTAATAATATATCATCTTGATACACTTCAAATATTCTAGGCTTCTGACCTCTACATACTTTATAATTATTTTTACCAATAGTAAAATCAACTTCTACTTCCATGTGATTTGTGTTAATAGAGTTGACTAATTGTTGTACAGTTATCTTTCTGAATGGTTTATTATATAACACATATGTTAATGCATCAAGTACTGTTGACTTGCCAGCACCATTCTCTCCAACAATCAAAGACGATTTATTCTCATCTAAATTTAACTCTGTCCAATGATTACCATAAGATAGAAAATTCTTCCATCTAATTTTTTTAAAATATATCATGTTATAGAAAGAGCTTCATCATATAAATTTCTCAATAGTTTTTTTACTTTCTGTTTATCTGAACTAATCTCTAAACCATCTACATACTTGTCTAGGATTGTTACAGTATCTTCTGCTTCATCAATAATATGATCGTCTTCTTCTAGGTCTAAGTTTAAATGATCTTCAACGATCTGTAAGTTTGCTAAATCATTCTTATCCAATCGTTCAATGTAACTATCAAACAAATAAGGATTAGTTTTATTTGTTATAATAACTTTAACAAAACAATCTTTATACTGTGCAAAGTCTATAGCTTCTATATCTTCAAATGTCATATTAGTATCATCATACCATAACTTATAAAACATATTAAGCGGACTTACAATTCTAGTCAACTCTCTTGTCTCTGTATCAAAAATATGGAAACCTTTTTCATCATGATAGTCTTGCCATGTCATTTCATATGGACAACCTAGGTATGTAATATTTCCTTCAGTTGATTTATGATGATAGTGCCCAGAGTATACAGCATCAAACTTATCAAATATTTTATGGTCCATACCCTCATGCATTATATGACCTCTCATAAACTCAAACCCTTTTAACTCTAGGTGTGAGAATACTATCTGAGCTTTAGTCATCTTTATCATGTCCATAGTCTCTTGATGGTTACCCACATTGATCCATGGCAACATAAGGATATCGCAGCCGTCTATTTTTATCTGTGTAGGAGTTTCGTATTCTATTACGTTGTCATACTGTTGCAGCAATAGGTTTACTGAGTTTAAATCGTTCGTATTTTTATATACAGTGTCATGATTACCAACAATCATATGCGTAGTTATATTGTTTTCCTTTAATGGAGTGAAAAACATATCCCTTGCACTCTTTAAAGATGTAAAAGAGATATACTTTCGACGATCAAAAGTATCGCCAAGGTCTACTACTGTATTAATATTATGTTCTTTTATGTACGGAAAGAAAACTTCATCATAAAACTTCTTCTGATGTAGTGCCACTTTCTTACTATCATTACGAGCTCCGAAATGGAGATCCGTCACAAGTGCTATTTTCATTATCTACTTCTCTTTATAAAATACTTCCACACCACGTGCTGGTACTGGTTTCTTTTTTAGTTTTGCTTCTCTTTCTTTTGCTTCATAATTAACTACAAAGTCTTTCATGTATTCAGTAGGCTCATAGTTATGAGGGTCTGCTGTTAAACGAGCTCCATCAATAGGATCTATCCACTCATCAAACGCCATATGATTTTCTATTGCTTTATGTTTAATATATAATTGCTTCTTTTCTTTTTGTATTCTTCTTAGAAAAGCATAGTATATTATTTGTGTAAAGTATGCAAAAGGATTTTTAGATATCTTTGGGTCAAAGTTATTAATATAATTAATACAGTTCTCTATTCCATCACTGACCATCTCTTCTCTAAACGTATAGTTTATAAAGTTAGGTTTAGTTGATAATCTATTTGCTATTTTAAGTAAGGCTGCTCCAACCAAATCAGGAATAGGAGGACCTTCTTCACCAGACTCTTCTGCTTCATTAACAGCATCTTTAAATGTTACCATAGTTGCATAAAGAAGTTTATTATCAACATAATGAACTGGGTGTCTTATATATGTAGCCATCCTAATGTATCGTTGTATTGGCTGGTGTTAATATTAAGTCTCTTAATGAAGGACTGTCTTCGTGCTCTTCATCAAAGTTTTCTCTTATACGTTTTGTCATTTGTTTTTTATAATCCTGTTCAGCTTTTCCAATAAAACTATCATTATCTATTAAATCATACTTTGCATGTTCTTTAAAATACTCATAATGTTTAACAACGTTTTGATTAATGTCTCCAGAATATACTAGAACATTTCTTTTATCTATTACCACTTCAGGGTTCTCACTCTCGCTAAATAATAACCAGTATGAACAACGTACCATCTCTTGATGTATATGTGTCACATGTCTATGTATTTGTACTGGTTGTGATATCTTATATGTGTCTTTATTATCTTCTAATATCTCAGCAATAATCTCATCACCATTCATTAATTTTAGTACTGCATATTCCATCTCTACTCCTTTAGATCAATTTTATATAACTTATACGGAAACTGTTCTTCGTTATACACTTTTAATCTTTCTCCAAAATGTTCTATAGAATAATTTTTCCATCCTTTGTATCTTAAATCATCTACTAGATCAAATAGTCTAGCTTCTTTTTTACCACTAGCTGTTCTAAGCCCTCTTCCTATCGATTGAAGGTTACGTACTCGTGACTTACTAGGACTACAAAATACTATATTATGTAAATTTTTAATATTAACGCCTGTACTAAATGTTCCATAAGACGCAACTATGATTGCGTCACTTTCTTTCTCAACAATCTGTCTTATGTTGTCTCTCTCATCACCTTTGACACCTCCGTGTACAAAGAACACAGAACGCTTCTGATCTTTTAACATATTGTACAGCACTTTACCATGCTTGTCAACAAAATTAAATAATGCTAATGTGTTACCATCTAAACTAGAACATAAATTTTTAATAAATCTATTACGTGCTTCATTTCTAACTATAAAATCTATCTCGTCTTGATATTTGGCTCGTCTCAATAATATTTTACTCTGATCAGAATACTTTAGTGTAATGATATTTATCTTAAACTTAGATAGGTGTTTGCTTTCAATCAATTCTACGGTAGTAGTTACTTTTTCAACAGGACCAAACAAACCTTCCAGTACCAACTTATGTGTCACTGTACCATCTAATGTTCCTGTGAAACCATATCTCCATGGACACTGTTCTAGCTTTCCCATTATAGTTGATAAAGACTTAGCTTTAAATAAATGAGCTTCATCTCCTATCACTACTTTGAATCTACTAAACCATTTCTTTGGCATCTTATAAATTGATTGCCATGTTGTAATAGTTATTTCACTTCTTGTTTCTTTATCTTCTCCAGCAGTTATTTTATGAACGCTATCTTCATAACCATAATCTTTAAAGTCTGAAGCCATCTGATGTACTAATGCTGTAGTAGGTACTATGATAAGTTTGTTAGCTGGATAGTATCTACTTAACATATAAATGATTAATGACTTACCAGAAGCTGTTGGTGATAGAAGTAAGCATCTTTTATTTCTTACTGCATGAGCAATTGCTTTCTTCTGATATTCTCTTACTGTAAACTTTTTAGGTAACCTAACAGACTTAGCAAGATCATCTACTTCTTTCAATGAAAATTCTGCTTGAAGAAATGATGTATCTTCTTTTATGTCTAATGTATATTTTCTTTGGTTACAGAACTCTTCTATCTTAGGATACAAACCAAAGTATATTTGCTTTGTCATTTGATTAAACAAACGAATCTTACCATCCCAAAATCTATTTTGAACCTGAGGCATAAACCTAGCACCAGGTACAGTGAATGTAAAATAGTCACTAAGCTCCTGGCTTGTACCAGGGTCACAATCTATTTTTAAGTATACATCATTGACCTTAGATACTGTTAACAAGTTTTTATTTTTTCTTTTTTTTCGTCCATTTAAAATCACCTATATCATAGTAATACCAGAATGTTTTTACCCCACCATTGTAAACTATAATTCCAAACAATATTAATATTATTATTAAACCTAGTACTTCAAACATTTTAATCCCTCCCAAAGATTAAATTATTACATATCCTTATTTGGTCCACCCTTCCATGGTGTCCATGATGCGTCTGGATTTTCAGCTGGAGGTTCACGTGTCACTCCATATGGATATCTTTTTTCTCCAAAGTTATCTCTTAGTGCAGCTAAGTTTTCTTCTGCTGCAGCTACATCTGATATTAGTTTAGCCATATCATCTAGTAGTTGTGGATGTTCTCCTATTGCTACAGGATGATTAAATGATAACTCTAATGTTGCTATTGCTTTAGACTTATCAGCTTCAAATCTATCCTCTAGTGCTCTGTAAAATATTTCTCTTACTGACATTTTATTTCTCTTTCATTTTTGATTTCTTTTTAATTGCAATTAAATTTGATACATGCATGCTACCCATAAAAACTTCAGGGTTAAAATGAGTTTTTAAATCATCTGGATAATGGAACCATCCTATCTCATGCCCTTGCTCACCTAATATATCTATGTATTCTAATAACTTTCTTGAAGGCTCATGTTTCTCTGTAATGTCTTCAATAAAATACCAACCACCTGGTTTTAAATATTGCCATAGGTTTATTAGTGTTGCCATCTGACCACTAGCAAAGTGATTACCATCATCAAATATAACATCAAAGTATGTATCATATTTCTTTTGAGGAAAATGTAATCTAAGTATCTCTTCATTAGTAGTGTCGCACCAATTTAAATTTATTCTATATGAACCATCCAATGTAAATAATCTTTTTATTTTAGATTCCCATTGAAATAATTTATCTACACCCTCAACCATACTATTAGGAAAGTAGTTTGCCCAAGTAAGTAAACCCATACCTGTCCATATACCTACCTCTAATACATTTTGTATCTTATATCTATCAGGTCCTAATAGTTTACCATATACTCTATGGTAGTTATGCATGTAAGTACCTCTGTCAACTTTATCATGCCTATTAAAATTTAACTTTAACATTAGTTCATGTAGTTCTTCTACATGTTGATCTGTATAGTCTACATCACAAATCTTAGATGCCGACTTTAAACTTTTCCCAGTCAATCGCATTTTTAATATGAAACCCTCTATTGTTTATTGTTCGTATTACACTTTCCAAAAAATCTATTTTTTCTTTTTGGTATTCTATTTTAAACATATGTTTGATTACATCTTTGTCACTATCGATATATGTATTCAGATCAGACTTCAACACTTTCATTTGAAAAGGTATCCAATCTAATTCTTTTAGATCCTCATCAGATAAATTACCTTGAAAGTAATCCCATTTGTTTTTATGTAAAGTTTTATACTCAGCTTGTAACTTCTTTAAAGTCAATCTTTCGTGAGCATAGTGCTTATAGTATTTGTAATGTAGTTTTGGGATGATGGCGGATGCTTCGCCTAGTTCTGTTCTATCAATCACACTATCGTCTTTCCATAAATCAAATAAATCATCAAGCTGCATTTGTGCATACCTCCAGCTATTAACATAGCTGAAAATGTTATCTAGGTCAACCGTTTATTCCTACTGATGT